TGTGAGAAGTCGTTGTAATCTTCTTCGTTGCGAAACTTCATTGTGATCGATCTATAAGAGTTTTTGTTATTCTGAGTATACTCTGGCATACCTTGCCATTGAGACTTCCAATACTTCTCATCAATCTCGCTTTCAACATCAACTTCTTTCTTCACTTGTTTAGGTGAAAGTTTGTCTGGATCGATCACAACTGGCTCGTCTTCTTCATCTGAAAACAAGCTAACTTTTTTGTCATATAGGGGGTGAAAAGTTTCTTTGACTTTAGTGGGTATCATTTGATTGATTTTCGTACAGAACTCAACCATATCATCTTGGGTTCTAAAGTGAACATAGATAGACTTCCAGACATCGTTCTCAACTTTCTTCTTCGCCTTAGTCATATCATATAGAACTTCAGGAAGAGGATCGTCAAAAAACTTGTCCAGACTTACACTATATGTATCATTCTTTCTAGATTCGTCATCCATATAGTTGTCATAACCTGCACTTTCTTTCACATCACCCATCAATAAAACTCCATTATGTTAAATTTCTGCCTATTATACACTAAACGCCTTGTAATGTCAATACCATTATAAAAAGTCCGTCAAAGATGCTCCGTCTGCCACAGAAGGTCTATAGACTTTCTTCCAGAACTTAGTATTCTTCATCTTGCCATCTTTCTCATAAATCTTCATGCCGTGCGGATATTTTCTCTGTATGTATCTTAATGCATCATAATGTTCGTCAGTCTGGTAGTAACCTTTAGTTGGTCGATCTTTATCTTCAAACATACCAGTCCAAACTTCACGAGTGTCTGCTAGTTTTACATCTGTCATACTTCGATTTTCAAACATCCATTCTGTAGACCTTCTCGTATTGATCCCTCTAGACAATGCTTCATACAGAAAAAGAACATCTTCTGCAACTCTCAAAGAACATATATCCATCTCATCAATAACTTTTGATACCATTCTTCCATCATAGAACACATAAGAGTAGACATCTCTGGTATCTTCGTACTCAACTTCCGCTGGTGGTATGCCCGCTTCAGAAAGACCTACAATACCTATAGAAGTTTCATCAAGCCAAGTGTCTACATTGTCATACATATTTAGGATTTCTTCTGGAGTGGCATTTCTTTTGGTCAGATCCATATTAGACTCTCCAGTCCAATACTTCGCATTTCTTCGTTTAATTACTATATCGTCATCGGCAACACAATACTTTATGGCACCAGCGTGTTTATGAATAAACTCTCTGGTTTGTGCGAGTTGTGTCCAACTGCCAACTATCTCTTCTGGTATTTCAAGATACTCGCAAGGGTAGTTGTATAGATGCCTTTCGCCAGGCTCAACTACCATAATGACTCTTTCCTGAAGTTCCTTAGGAAGATTTTCATATGTGATTTGATTGTCACACCTTCGAACAGTGGGAATGTATATTCGCTCTATCATGACTTACTTGTTCTTGTTTACCATGTCCGACTCGCCCCATACTACGTTAGTACGCAGACTGCTAGACGAAAATCGATGGTCTCTATTGTTGAAATATAATTCTATGTTGCGCCTGTCACACACATCTCTACCAGTAAAGTCTTTATCTTTGTACTCTGGACCTAAGATACGAACATCAATGAGATACAACTCAAGAATATCTTTCAAGTCAGTTTCGGTAGAATACACCACGATTTCATCAACGTACTTCACAGCCTGTAGTTGAGTATAACGCTCAACAATAGATTGAATGGGTGAGTTCTTCTCTGGTCGATCCAAAGCAGGATCGATTTGAAGACCACATATTAAGTGGTCACATTGTTCTTTTGCTTCACGTAGCATCATAACATGTCCTGCGTGTAACAGGTCAAACGTACTACATGTAAATCCTACACGTTTCGCTTTCTTCATCATATAATCACCTTCTATTTAAATTGTTCGATCACTTGTTTTTTGAGTTGAGTAATCTCATCTTTAAGTACTAACTTTTCTCGCTTCATATTAGATATATAATGGTCTGGTGCTTTCTCTGCTTCAGCCGCTTCTACCCTATCATGCAAGTTCTTATGTTTCCTCTCTAAAGAAACCAATCGATCTGCTATTGCCAATTTACTCTCCTATGTTGTTGCAATTCTACTAAAGTTCTTCACTTTTTCGAATTTGATTACGCTATGGAATTTGTCAAATAGTTGATCACCCTTGTGACTGATAATAAAGATGTTTGAGTCAGCAGTCAGTTCTTCAATGATTTTTAGAAACTCTTCAGTTCCTGCATTATCTAACGAAGAATCCATAATTTCATCCATGATCAACAAGTTAGTAGACACAGAGTTCCGCAACTTAGATACGGCTCTCCATGTAAAGAGAAGTGCAAGGTCAATCCTTAACTTCTCGCCCTCTGAGAAAGAGGAATAAGAAAACTCATCACGGAAACGAGACTTGATTGTTTCGTTAAAGTTTTCATCTAAATGGAAAGCAACGAAGAAATCTAATACCTGTAAATATTCATTGATTAATCTATTCATAACAGGTAAGTATTGTTTGACCACTTTGGTCTTAATACCAGTATCTTTTAGCATTTCTCCTATTACTTCATTGTAGGTTCTTTCTTCTGTATAGGTTAGCTTATCTTCAGTTAAATCATCCTTATCAGATCTTAACTGTTTAAGTTCTTTCTTAGCTAATTTAACGTCCCCCGTCTGCCCTGATAGTTTGTTGATTTCCTTTTGTATCTTTCCGATCTCTTTTTGTAACAAAGATATTTGATCGTTGTTAGAGTTAATCTTATTCTGTTTAGCTCTGAGCTTATCAAGGTTTTGATTAATCTCGGTTGTGGTTGTAGATAGGACTGACAGTTTGCGTTGTAGATCTTCTTTTTCAGCTTGAACCTCCGCTGCGTTAGTTTTGACTAATGTGATCTTTTCAGTTTTTAGTTCATTACTAATATCTTGGTCACATGTTGGACAGCTATCATTCTCTTCATAAAACTTAGCTTCTTTTACTAAATTCTTAATCTGAGTATTTAGCTGTAAGTTGTGGGACTTGATATTTGCTATCTGGTCCATTTGTCTAGAATATGAATCCTCTTCAGACTTCATACTAGCAGACAAATTCTTTCCTAATGTTTTAGATTCTTCAAAGAGTTTGTTTATATCATCTTTATGTGTTTCTATAGATTGTTCTTTTTGGTCTATCTGATCTTTATTAATAGATTGTAGATCTTTAATGTATTTCTCTTGACCAGCCATTTTACTTTTAACAAGATCTAACTGATGACCAATATCTACTAATTGGTTTCGAATAAGTGCATTACGCTCTTTCAGTAATTGATTCATCTTACTAAAGATATTAATATCCAATAAGTCTTCTATAACTTCACGACGCGACCACGCGGGTAACTGCATAAATGGAATAAAAGAACTAGACCCTAGAACTACAATCTGATGAAACGATTTATGGTTTAGTTTTAGAATGTTTTGTTCTAAGAACTTTTGGTAATCTCTTGCATTTGACGCTTGGTTAATTAGTTTACCGTCTTTATAGATTTCAAACTTATTTGGTTTAATACCACGTAAGATTCTAAATTCACCACCACCAATTTCAAACTCAACCTCTACAACGGTACCTTTCCCATTTACGGAATTGATTAGTTGGTTCTTATTAATATCCCTGTGGGGTTTACCAAATAGACCAAAAGACAAAGCATCCAATAAGGTTGATTTACCTGATCCGTTTTGTCCTACGATTAATGTTGTTGGTGATCTATTTAAGTCTACGTTAATAGTTTCGTTTCCCGTGGATAGGAAGTTCTTCCACGAACATGATTTAAATGTTATCATAATACCTCTAGATTCTGAGCTTCAGTGTATAGCTCTCTCAATTTCACTTTAATATGTTCTTTGTCTAAATCTGTATCTACTGCTTCGACATACGAATCTAACATTTCAGTAGTATCTTCCAAAGAAACTTTTTCATCCTGTACGCTATCACCTAAGAACTCTTCAAAGTTCTCTGCTATCTTTAGCTCATAGGTTTCTACGTTTTGTAACTTATCTACGAATTTATCAAACATGTAAAGGTCATTTTTGTTTAGTACAATTACCTTTACGAATTTTTTTTCGAACTCACTTATATCTATATCAGAATAATCTACTGTTTCGTCATCGTAAACAAACTTTTTAAATATAGTTATCGGGTTCCTAACGGGCTTTAATTCCCTTGTATCGGTGTCCAACACGTGAAAGTACTTTGGATCGTCAACATCTGCCCAAGTAAATTCCATTTGAGAACCAAGATAATGTATATTGTCTCTACTAGATTTAGTATGGAAATGACCAGATAGAACCATTTCGAATCTATTAAAGATATCGGCATTCATACCATGTGGATTAGGCATACCCGCCATCATATCAAATCCTTTTAGTTCCAAATGAGCACCAAGTATATCAGCACCACAATTCATTGCAAATGTTGTATACTCTTTATAATTAGAATTGTTAATCCAAGGTATAACTGCAACACCTAGACCATCATAATCTAGGACCGTAGGTTTCATAATGATATTAATGTTCGATGTAAAGTAACCTAATAGTTCTTTTAAGGAGCATAACTCATTTGTGTTTTTAAAATAGACGTCATGATTTCCGGGAATAATATCCATGGTAATACCTGCATCACGCATAGGCTCAAGAAAATGCTTACGATTAGCATTGAGCGCTTTAAAGTTGACGAATTTCCTGTGCTCATAATAATCTCCTAAATGTAAGATGTGTTTAATGTCATGTTCCTTTAGATAAGGAAAGAATACCTCTTCGTAAAATCGTTCTTGGTATTGTAAAAATATATCGCTTGAATTTCGAACACCACAATGAGTGTCATTTAGTATAGCTACTTTCATATATTATCCCATGAAAAGTTCTAACTTTTCTTTTTGTTTTTCTTTCTTTGCAAATTCCTTAATAGCTGTATCTTTAGCTTTTACTGTTTGCATTCTTTGTCTTAAAGTATCGACATAAGCCATAGTCTCTGCTGCTCCAGCTTCGTCCATACCTAAAGCGGTGAAATCTTCTATACCCATCTTTTCGATAAATCTCATTTTAATATCTTGTTGTTTCTTTTCTTTAGCTATCCTTCTGATAAAAGCAAAGTATACAATTTGAGTAAAATAAGAAAAGGCATTTGGATTACCTGTTCGAGTAGCTGTTTCGATTTTATAATTCATAATAGCTCTTAAACAGTTTTCAACCCCATCCATAACCATTTCTTCTCTGTATGTATATCTTACAAAGTTTGGTCGATGAGATAGTCCTTCGGCGATTTTAATAAAGCATGTAGCAATATAATCCGTTACCTTGGGTTGTGGTTTTCCTTTCTCTTTAGCTTCATTAACAGTCTTCACATACTCAACAACAGCCAAAGAGAATTCTTTATTGTTGATGTAGTGGGGCTTTTTCTTCGCAGGTATTTTAGCGGCCATAGTTTATCTCCATAATGTTATCCATTATACCATAGTTTAACAGAAAAGTAAATCCCCAATTTAGGGGTTTACAAATTGCATTTTTTATGGTATAATATATTGTCGTCCTCAGGGACAGAGAGAGATTAATGAATCGTCTTCTCTTTCGGTTCTTCATATTCATTATATAGTTCATCTTCGAGGGCTTCAAGTATTTCCTCCTCGCTCTTCATTTCAGGTGCCTTGGCTCTTGGCTTCATATAACCAGTCGCCAACTTAATGTATTCTTCTTTCATATCTGGATCTATTTCAACATGATGTACAATACTAGATCTATTTAATTTAAAGATCTTTTGTGAGGAGAAAGGAAACCAGGGCATAAAAGCAAAACCTCCAATCAGGTTATTCTTTATAAGATATGGTCTTTCTATTGTGATTGTTCCATCATCTTTTTCTTTTATCAGTGCTACTAGTTCTTCGCCTGATACTAACTTAAGATGTCTAATCGATAAAAGTAATGTGTCCATATTATATATTTATCTCAAAAATTTTGTATTTAAACTTTTCTTTTGAATATATTTTAATTCTTTCCGCGGCGTGGTCTAATGTATAATTCTTCTTAGATTTATAATGTAGATCATCTGCTATATCATATACCTTAGTATTTATACCATCACCACTAACTCTAAGCCCTCTTCCAATCGATTGTAATACACGAATCTGACTCTTAGAGGGTGAAGCGAATATTAAATTATGTAATCGTTTTATATTTATACCTGTAGAGAATGTACCAAGAGAAGCAACAATAATCGCGTTATTCTCTTTCTCTGTAATAGCTCTTATTTGTTCTCTATCATCTACTGCTGTTTCACCAGATACATAAAACAGTTTACGATCACCTTTTATTTTATCGGTTAACATATTATGTAATGGTTTACCATGTTTCTCTACGTAGTTAAATAGAACTAATGTATTACCTTTTTGATCTAAGGCTAAGTTACTTATAAAATTATTGCGCGCTTCGTATCCAACAATAAAGTCAATCTCTTGTTGGTATTTTAATTTAGATATAACTTTACAGTATTCTTCTTTATACTTTAATAATAGAATTGATATATCTAATTGCGCTAACTGTTGGCTATCCATTAATGCCTTAGTAGTTGTAACTCTATGAACTGGTCCGAATAATCCTTCTAATACTAATTGATGTGTTTGTGTTCCATCCAACGTTCCAGTAGTACCAATCTTATATTCTGCATTTACACATTTTTCCATAATAGATGTTAAGGACTTAGCTTTGAATTGGTGTGCTTCATCTCCTATAACCATACCAACATTTTCAAAAGCTTTTGCTGGAAGTTTATGTTGTGATTGCCATGTAGATATCTTACATCTTAACATTGTTGTTTTATCTGCGCCACCATATATCTTATGACAGAATTCATCTGTGTTAAATGATGGATCGTTTTTAGAATATTCTTCAAAGTCAGAGTACATTTGTTCAACCAAAGATGTGGTTGGTACAATGATTAATATCTTCTTTGTTGGATTTTTTAATAGGTAATATCTAAGCAATAAATAGATGATTAATGACTTACCTGATGCAGTAGGTGATAAAAGGAGTGATTTAGACGTCCGTATTGCGTGCCTAAGCGCATCTAATTGATAATCCCTTGGTGATATATGACTAGGTAACGTTGTTTCTTCTAACGTAGCATCAATTAAATCCTCATTAAACTCTACATTTATTGGTCCATCGTTAACAATAGTATAGTCTCTTTCTTCACAAAACTCTTGCAAGTATTTGTATAAACCTACATATAATGTCTTTCTACGCATATCAAATAAACGTATTTTACCATCCCACATACG